TGTTGCAGCAAAACTTAGACGAGTGGCAGACAAAACTTTCAGCATTCTTGGAACATTCACGAATGCTAGGCTTTTCGGACAGCAGCTCTTTCACGCTGGTGGCAAAGCAGTCACCATCACTGAAGGAGAGCTTGACGCTCTAGCAGCTTTTCAGATGAATGGTAGCCTCTACCCTGTGGTGTCAGTCAGGAACGGTGCACAGGCTGCTTTAAAGGACTGCAAGGCACAGTATGAATGGCTTAACTCCTTTGACAGTATCGTGATCTGCTTTGATGCTGATGAGCCGGGTAAGAAGGCTTCTAAAGAAGTAGCTGAATTGTTCGGTCAGAAGGCTAAGATTGTGAAGCACTTGAGTGGCTACAAAGATGCTTGTGACTACCTCATTGCAGGAGCTACCAAAGAGTTTGTGAATGAGTGGTGGAGAGCTGAGGTGTACATCCCAGATGGCATCATCAATGCTGCATCACTGTGGGAAGAGGTGATTAAACCTGAGGCTAAGGCTGAGGCTATGTACCCTTGGAAGGGCTTAAACAAGCTCCTCTATGGTATGAGGCCATCGGAGTTAATCACAGTCACTGCAGGTAGTGGACTAGGTAAGAGTCAATTCCTGCGAGAGATATTGTTCAATATACTGAACACTACCAAGTGGAATGTCGGAGGATTATTCCTTGAAGAGTCCACTCGTAAGACAGCTAGAAGTATCATGAGCTTACACGCTAACAAGCTTCTGCACTTGCCTGACACACCTACAACTGAGAAGGAACTTAAAGATGCTTTCGATGCAACACTTGGTACTAATCGTGTGTATCTCTTTGACCATTTCGGTAGCAGTGACGTTGACAATATTGCCAACAGAATCCGATACATGGCTAAAGCTTGTGATTGCAGGGTTATATTCTTGGATCATATTTCCATTGTTATATCTGGTCAAGACAATGGAGATGAGCGTAAGGCTATTGATAACATGATGACGAAGCTTCGTACACTGGTGCAAGAGCTGGAGATTACCTTGATCTGTGTCAGTCACCTTCGTAGACTGCAAGGGAACCAAGGGCACGAAGATGGAGGCAGTGTCTCATTGTCTCAGCTCAGAGGCTCAGGTGCTATTGCTCAGCTAAGTGATGCTGTGATTACATTGGAGCGTAACAGCATGGCAGCAGATGATAATGAACGTCATATGACTAAGGTAGCTGTAGCTAAGAATCGTTACAATGGTTATACAGGGCCAGCGTGTGTGTTGAAGTACGACATGAACACTGGTCGCATGGTTGAGGTACAAGAGGAGGTATTATGAGCAAAGGAAGTACACCTAGACCTTTCAGTGTAGCTCAGGAGCAGTATGATGCTCGGTGGGACTTAATCTTTGGTCGTGACAAGGGTGACAAAGAACGTGATGTAGAGTTTGACAAAGAGGCTGATAAGCTAGAAGAGGAGCAAGATAAATGAGTGCATGGTTAATTGCTGTAGTTGGAGTGGTCTACACTGTCGTAGCTGTGGACTTACTCTACAAAGGGAATACTGGTCTGGGTATAGCCTTTGTAGGTTATGCACTAGGTAACGTGGGTCTGTACATGGAGGCTGCAAAATGAGCAAGTGGGTTAAGAACGTTAAGAATCAAGACGAAGCTGATGCTATCATTGAAGCCCGTAAGGAGAATAATAGACAGAAACAAAGAGCATGGGCTAAAGCCAACAGAGACAAGGCCAATGCATACAGGAGAAGAGCTAAGGAACGTAAGAGGAATACATTACTAGCAACCGCAGCAGACCCTGTAAAGACTGCCTACCATACTGACTGGAAGGGTACACTGTATCATTGCCCAGAACTAACGTATAGAGGAAAACATGATTGACGTAGACACGATAGCTGGTAGAATGTTGGACTTGGAGACTAAGTACTATGAAATGCAGGATAAGTATCAGTTACTCATTCACCACTATGAAGACTTGAAAGCAGAATATGAAGAATACAGAAACAAAAGAGTGCACGAATTGCGGAGTAACACAGTTCCTTGAATTCTTTTCACAAGCTAAAGTAAAAAAGGACGGGACATATAGCTATCGTGCACAGTGTAAAAAGTGTACAGCAGTAAGCAATATAAACCGTTACTATGATAAAGGTGGAAAAGTAGCGCAAGCTCACAGAGCACGTAAGCATAACCTTAAAAAGTATGGCTTAAGTGTTGAGCAATATGATAAGATGGTTGAAGAGCAACAAGGTAAATGTAAAATATGCGGAGCTTCTGAAAACATAAGAGACTTCAAACTTTTTGTAGATCACTGCCATAACACAGGAACTGTTAGAGGCCTGCTATGTCATAACTGCAATGCTGGTTTAGGACATTTTAGAGATTCTCAAGACATACTTCAATCAGCTATAAGGTACTTAAATGAAAGTAGTTCTTGATATTGAAACTAATCTTAGTCACGATAAGATATGGCTATGTGTTACAAAGAATATAGATACAGGGGAAGTTTTTGTATGGAAAGAAGCAAAGAGCCTAGGGGAGTATTTAAAGGCCGCTACATTGATAATCGCACAGAACGGAATAGGCTTCGATTTCTCGATACTCAACAGGCTCTGGAATACGAAGATTCGCTTGAACCAAGTGTTCGATACACTGATAGCCTCAAGACTGCTAGATCCCTCAGTAGAGAACGGTCACAGCTTAGACGCATGGGGCAACAGGATGGGGACGATTAAGAAAGTTGACTACAAAAGGATATGGGAATGGCTAATGGAACGACAAGAGGAATACAAAGGTGAGTGCTTTAACATTCCTCACATGGCTCTTCTGGAGTATTATTGCATTAGGGACGTTGAGGTCACTGCTAATCTTTATACTCATCTTAATGATGAACTCACTAAGAAAGACTTTTCACAAGAAAGCCTTGCTCTTGAGCATAAGGTAGCAGCTATCATTGAGGAGCAGACACGCAATGGATTCAAACTCGATCAAGTCTACACCACTTGCTTACTTGCTGACATCAAAGGAAAGATGGCTGGAATCTATGAGCAGATGCAAGAGAGATGGCCTCCAACAATCACACCAAGGTTCCACAAGACAAGTGGAAAGCCCATTAAAGACTGCATTGATACTTTCAACCCCGGAAGTAGAAAGCAGATTGGAGAGAAGCTAATGGAGTTAGGATGGAAACCTAAGGTGTTCACTGAGAAGGGTCAGGCCATTGTCGATGAGTCTGTACTTGCTAAGGTTCCTCTACCTGAGGCTCAGTTGATTGCCACGTACCTGATGCTACAGAAACGTGTAGCTCAGATTGAAAGCTGGCTAGAGGCTGTAGGTAAGGACGGTAGAGTACATGGTAAGGTTATAACGAATGGAGCTGTTACAGGTAGGATGACACACAGTACTCCTAACATGGCACAGATTCCTAATGCTGGAAGTATTTATGGCCCTGAGTGCAGAGAGTGTTGGACTGTGGAAGCAGGTAACGTATTGGTTGGCTGTGACGCTAGTGGCCTTGAGCTTCGTATGCTTGCACATTATATGAAAGATGATGAATATGTTAAGACAGTCACTGAAGGATCTTCAAAAGAAGGTACAGACGTTCACACCCAGAACCAAAAAGCTGCTGGGCTTCAAACCAGAGATCAAGCGAAGACGTTTATTTACGCATTCCTATACGGTGCAGGGCCAGCTAAGATTGGTTCCATTGTCGGTGGTAATGCTAAAGCGGGACAGAAACTTATTGACTCCTTTCTTGCGAACACACCAGCCCTACAGCGTCTTAGAAATACGGTTAGTAGATATGCGGGTAAGGGCTTTGTACCGGGGCTTGATGGTCGTAAGATATGGGTTCGCTCAGAACACGCTGCCCTCAATTCGCTCCTTCAAGGGGCTGGGGCGATAGTGATGAAGAAAGCTTTGGTATTATTTCACGATAAGACTAAGGCTAACAAGTGGCCTGTAAAGCTGGTAGCTAATGTCCATGATGAATTTCAGCTTGAAGTTCCAAAGATGTATGCTACAATAGTTGGTGAGGCTGCAAAGCAAAGTATCGTTGAAGCTGGGTTGCATTTCAAGCTTCGTTGTCCACTAGACGGAGAATATAAAATTGGTAACAACTGGCGTGAAACACACTAAGCAGATTATCTTTGACATTGTAGATGATAACTTCAAAGTCAAGATTGTAGGAGATCTGGATCTGGAACAGGTATACATAGTGCTAGGATCGGCTATGATGTACTTGGAAGATCTAGCTGAGGGTAACGTAGCTCACCCATTCAAAGAGCTACACTAAAGAAAGAGGAACGTAAATGGTATTCAATGTTGACACAAATGAAGCTGCCTTCATTGTTCGAGTGATTGGACAACTACCAACTGAGTCAGGTGCATTCCCATTGCATCAGAAGCTGGTAGCTCAATTCCAAGAGCAAGAGAAACAAGTAGCTGAACCTGTAGAATCTAATTAAACTAACCTAAGGAAAATGAAATGAGTATTGATACAATGAAGCCCGTTAAAGTTGCTGGTGAAATCTTCTGGAGTAACTGGATGAACACCTTTAACACTAAGTTCAACGAGGACAACAAGAAGTACGAATGTACTATTGGTAACTTGAGTGATGCAGCCTGTGAGAAGCTTAAAGAGCTGGGCATCAACATCAAGAACAAAGAGAGCATGGGTAACTTTATTGTTGCTAAGTCAACTTACCTGTTCACACCTGTGGACGAAGAAGGTAATCCTGTAGACATTGCTAAGATGGGTAACGGTACTAAGTGCCATGCAGTTATCTCTTCATACCGTCACAAGATGTCAGCTAAGTTTGGTGCTGCACCATCAATTAAGAAGTTGATTGTGACTGAACTGAAAGTGTACGTTCCTGAAGGTGCTTCTGAGGAAGAAGAGACAGCGGACGATGTCCTCTAACCGTCAGGTGACTGAAAAGCCTACTGAGGCTATTGTAGATGCTGACTTTTTAGTTTATAAAGTTGGCTTCTCCAATGAGGATGAAGAGGAACGGTGGGCACTAAATCGACTCACGGAGTGGTTTACCGACATAATCTATATGCGTCTGAAGTGTGATGACTATAGAGCATGGATTACAGGTAAGACTAACTTTAGATTCGAGGTAGCTACCACTGTTCCTTACAAAGGTAATCGTAAGGATGCTCCCAAGCCTAAGCACTATGAGGCTCTTCGCAAACATCTAATGAAGCTCGGTGCTAAGATGTCTGAGGGTGAAGAGGCTGATGACTCTGTAGGCATAGCGTCCACTGAAGGTAACTACTGGATCGTCCACGTTGACAAGGATCTAGATCAGTTACCGGGGTGGCACTATAATCCTGTAAAGGATGAGGAGTATTATGTTACTGAGTTTGAAGGCTTGTACAGTTTCTACAAACAGATACTGACAGGTGACAGAGTTGATAACATTGAAGGTATCCGAGGTATTGGCCCTGTAAAGGCTGATAAGATTCTTAAAGACTGTACAACCGAAGAGGAATTATATGCAGCTTGTATCAAAGCTTATGACGGCAATACTGACAGGGTACTGGAAAACGGTAAGCTCCTATGGCTAAGAAGAAAAGTAAACCAGATGTGGCAACCTCCTTTGAACTTGCAGGATCAAAGTGGCACGTTAACTACGTAGTGCACATGGATGATATGGGTAAGTGTGACCCTGAGAAGCAAGTCATATCTATCCGTATGGACATGAACAAGCAGACTACTGAGCAAACCTTCTACCATGAGTTAGTTCATGCCATTATGTTTACAATGGGTAAGCTCACACATGATGAAGAGTTTGTAGATACCTTTGGAGCTTTCTTGCACCAGTATCACATCACTAAGGAGTACCATGAAGCCGAAGCGTAAGAAGCCACTGACAGTTAGACAAGTAGCTTTGAAGCATGGTTTTAGGTCGGGCTTAGAGGATAAGATAGCTGATAACCTAGTAGCCTTAGGTATTCCATTTGAGTATGAGAAGCTAGTGATTGGATATACGCAGCCTGAGAAGAAACGTACATACACTCCTGACTTCTTATTACTGAGTAACGGTATCATCATTGAGAGCAAGGGCAGGTTCGTGACTGCTGACAGACAGAAACATTTGATGGTGAAGGAACAACACCCTGAACTTGATATTAGATTTGTCTTCAGTAACTCTAGGTCTAAACTCTCAAAGATAAGCCAAACTACATACGGGGATTGGTGCACTAAGCATGGATTCAAGTATGCCGATAAAGATATTCCACTGTCATGGTTAAAGGAAAAGGGTAAATGATTATGTTAGATAACCTAATTAAAGAACTTGAGAAGTCAGCTGATCTTCGTAATGCTTGGGATGACTTCACAGATGTACTGGTAGTCAGTAAGCTCAAAGAGTCTTATTTGAATACTATCAACGGTGGATTCAGTAGCCATCCTGAGGACATTGAGGATAACTTAAAAGTCAATGCAGCCCTTGCTGTTTGCTTAGGTTACTTCATGTACGTAGGTGATGCTAAAGCATTCTTGAAGGAGGCTGAAAGTGAACGTAAATCTGATTAAAGAACATGAGAATGGTGATGCAACATATCAGTTTGACCTTACAGCTGATGAAGCTCAAGCACTGCTTACCTTTGGTATCTTAGAAGCCATCAAAGCTGGTATACGTGAAGGTGACAGACTAACTGTTGAAGGAGATAACATTGAGAATATTAGTCGTGCCGGACTGTCAGATTAAAGAGGGTGTACCTTTAGAGCACCTGACATGGGCTGGTAAAGCCATTGTCGATTACAAACCTGATGTGGTGGTTAACATAGGTGACTTTGCAGAT